CCGCCCGCTGACGGTCAGCCCCCGGCCCAGCCGCAGGATGGCGCGCCGGCCGCAGATGGCCAGCCGCCTGCAGCTGCCGATGCGCAGCCCCAGCCGGACGCCGAGACTGAGGCCGAGATCGCCTCGCTGGGCCTGAAGGACAAGACCGCCGAGCGCTTCCGCACGCTGGCCAGCGAGGTCAAGGAGCTGGCGCCGATCCGCGACGCGCTGAAGGCGGCCGGCATCGAGGACGTGGCCAAGCTGCCCGAGCTCGTCCAGCGGTCCAAGGTCGGTGAGGACATGGTCCAGATGGTCGTGGAAACGGGGATGACCTCCGACCAGTACGGGATGCTCCTGGATTACGGCGGCCTGATCGCCAGGGCTGCCAGTGGGGACCTGAAAGCTGCGTCCGATGCCTTCGACATGATCACCAAGGAGATCGCGCCGCTTGCCAAGATGCTCGGCCGCGAGGTTCCGGGCATGCATGACCCGCTGGCCAATCACAAGGACCTTGCCGCCGAGGTTGAGGCCGGCGACCTGCCGCGCGCCCGCGCCATCGAGATCGCCGGCCAGCGTGACCGTGCCGAATACACCGGTACCGTCCAGCGCCACCAGCAGGAAACGCAGCAGGCCGCCGAGCAGGCCAAGCAGAAGGGGATCGATTGGCTGAAGCGCTTCGACGCCGAGATGGCGCAGGAGGATCCCAGCTATGCGGCCAAGCGCCCGCAGCTGAGTGACGCTGTTCGCCAGATCCGCGAGCAGTTCCACCCGAGCGAGTGGGCGCAGCGGACTGCGCTGGCCTATGCGCGCATCCAGGCACCGGTGGCAGTCGCGGCGGCTCCGGCAGCGCCAGCCCAGCCTGCGACGCCGCGCCCCGGCCCGATGCGCCCGAGCGGCCCGCGCCCGGCGATGGACCCGACATCCTTCGCCAGCCCACTGGACGCAATGGAATACGGCATCCAGCAAGCCAGCCAGGGCTGACGCGCTGACCTCACAAGGCCCCGCTCCGGCGGGGTTTCTTGTATCCGTTGACGCATCCCACAACACGGGCAATCTGGCCCTGCGGCTGACAACCGCGCCACGCATGCAGTACGCCGGAGTCGCGCCCGGTAGGGCAGTAAGAGGCCTCGCCCCCCTCGAACGTGGATGGACATCTCAAACCATTCCCCTTCGAGGACATCATCATGGCCTGGACCACTGCCCAGCTCGCGCAGGGCTCGAATTACACCTTGGAGAGCTACTCCACCAAGGATCCCGTTGACCAGATCAACGTCGCGCACCGCACGCTGGATCTGTTCGTCACCAACAAGCAGGTTTCGTTCTTCGGCAACGGCATCTTCAACGAGAAGCTGTTCGTCTCGAACGACAGCAACTACCAGAACTACGAAGGCGCGGACCAGGTCACCTACAACGAGCGTGACCCGAACCGCTTCGCCAAGTTCCAGTACTTCTCGAACCATGAAGGCTTCTGGTTCGATGAGGACCGCCTGATCCGCAACGGCATCCTGATCGATGACTCCGGCGTCGGCGTGCCGAGCTCGCAGGAGAAGGAGCAGCTGGTCAACCTGCTGCAGTCGAGCTGGACCGCCATGAAGAATGGCCTGCAGGAAGGTCTGGCGCTGGAACTGCTGCAGAACGGCTCGCAGTCGGCCAAGGCCGTGCCGGGCCTGGACCACATCGTCTCCACCACGCCGGGCACGGGCGACATCGTCGGCGGCATCAACGCCAGCACCAGCACCTACTGGCGCAACAACGCCAGCATGGCCATTGCCTCTGGCGGTGTCGTGGCTGCACTGGATGCGATGTATGACGCCTGCGTGCGCTACGGCGGCGCGATCCCGACCGACATCCGCTGCGGCCAGGCATTCCTCAACGCCTACAAGGCCGAGGCCAAGGTCGAGATCAACCGCCAGATCATCGTCGGCGCCAACGGTGGCACCGGCCTGGACGCATCGGTCACTGCGGTGTTCTACCGCGGCATCGAGCTGATCTGGGACCCGACCTTCGAGCTGCTGGACGCCAAGCTCGGCGCGATCACCTACCCCTGGACCAAGCGCTGCTACCTGCTCAACCGCAACTTCATCACCTTCCGCCCGGTGAAGGGCAACTGGATGAAGAAGCGCAAGCCGGAGAAGCTGCCGGACCGCTACGTCACGTACTACGCGCAGACCAACAAGTACGGCCTGACCACCGGCAAGCGCAACGTGCACGCCGTGCTGTCCATCGCCTGATCGGGCCTGGCCTGATCCGAGCGTCCCGGCTTCGGCCGGGCGCTCATGGGAAACCCATTCGGCTACAGGAGCCATCCCCATGAAGTCCACCCCGATCACCGATACCGCCTTCAAGACCGGCAACAGCCCGTTCCTGCGCGGCGGCAGCGCGACCTTCTCCAACCTGTCCGGCACGGCCGCAACCCTGCAGGGTTCTGACACCCAGACCGGCACCTACACGACCCTCGCAACCCTGGCCGCCAACAGCCAGACCGAGGTCCAGAATCTGCCGCAGTGGATCAAGCTCTCCGCCGCCGGCACCGTCTACGCCCTCGCGGGCTGAAAAGGAGCCGCACATGAGCAAGGCCACTGTCATCGTCCCCGTCGTGCTGCTGACCATCCAGCGCAGCACCGAGATCACCATCACCGAGTCGGTGTTCAAGCACGAGGTTCCGATCCTCGAGCTGATCCACGGCGAGGAGAACGTTAAGGTCATCAACGATGACTACCACGCCATCGAACTGCCGAACAACGCCACGCAGGAACATCAGCGCCTGCTGACCAAGTACGGTGACAAGTACCGCCCCGTGATCGACCAGGTGTTCCGCGGCGGCGCCCGCGACATCGCCAAGGAAGTCGGCATGGAGCTGGGCAAGGACAGCTTCAAGAAGCAGTCCGAGGCGGTCATCAACAGCCAGCTGCCGCCGCGCCCCGGTCACAACGCCGAAGCCGGCGCAGGCACGGGCGGCGATGCCGACCTGACCGCAGCCGAACTGAAGGCCGAGCTGGCCAAGCGCAAGGTCGAGTTCAAGGGCAATGCATCGAAGGCAGACCTGCAGGCACTGCTGGACGACGCCAAGAAGGCCGAAGCCGGCGCAGGCACCCTGGGCGGCTGATCGACAGCACCACGCGGCAACCCGACGGGCTGGGGAAACCCGGCCCGTCTCCACAAGAGGGCTCCCATGAGCATCACCGACGGCATCCAGTGCGCCTGTTCCAGCACCGACGGCAATGCCACGCTGGCAGCGCTGCGCAAGCGGCTGATGATTCGGCTGGGCTTCGCTGCGCAGGCGAGCAACCCGCCGCCGGGCATGAAGGAGCTGCTGAACGACTTGTTGCAGAGCGCGCAGGTGGCGCTGTTCCGCCGCCCAACCGGCGAGTTCCGCAACGTGCGCTGGTTCTCCTGGCCGCTGACGGCCGGCCAGCGCCTGTACGACTACCCCGACAACGACGAGAAGAACGGGCCGCAGAACTGCCCGGCCACTCTCGATCCGCGACAGGTGACGTGGGTGGGCCGCGAGCGCGATGGCGTCTGGGCCGAGATGCACCAGGGCATCAACCCGCGCAGCTACACCACCAGCGAGCTGACCGGCTTGCCGCAGCGCTACGAGTTCCGCAACTGCATCGAGATCTGGCCCGCGCCCGACGAGACGCTGGGCAATCTGGTCATCAAGGGCAAGTTTGACCTCAACCGGTTCACCGAGGACACCGACAAGACCACGATCGATAGTGAAATCGTGTTCCTGCTGGCGCTGGCCAACGGCAAGCAGCACTATCGGCAGCCGGACGCGCAGACCTACATCCAGCAGTTGGAGGTGATGATCTCCAACCTGGTTGCCGGCACGCATGCCACGGCGCGTTATATCCCGGGGCCGCCGGCAGGTGAGGGCGTGTACGTCCCGCCGCGGCCTGAGGTGCCGTTCCCGTGACCGGCCGCATCGTCACCCTCAACGCGGCGAAGGGCGGCATCAACCGCCTGCGGGTGAAGGGCGGGGCAGACCCGAGCACGCTCTACGACCTGGTCAACGGGTACGTGGATCAGGCCGGTGTATTGCGCTCCCGCCCAGGGACCGATAGCACCATTACGCTGCCAGCCAACGCCACCAAGGGCATGTGCGCGTATGACGGGAAGCTGATCGTCTTCAGCCACACCACCCAGACAATCCCAGCAAGCACGCCCGGCGTGGAGTGCGAGGTGCTGCGGCATCCGTCGCTCCCGGATATGCCGATCAAGGACATCCACTTCGCTGGCCCGTTCCTTGGCTACCTGTATGTGGTGCCGGAGTTCGACAACGGCGACGTGTTCCACTACTGGCTGCAGCGCGGTACGACCTGGGCGCCGAACAAGACCTATCTGCCGGGCGCGATCGTTACGCCGACGAGTCCCAACGGCATTGCCTACCAGCTCGACAGCGGCACCGGTGTGTATCCGGTGTGGGTGCGCAACATCGCGCGCGCTATCGGGGACAAGGTCGTTCCGACGACCGACAACGGCTACTTCTACACGGTCACCGACGCCTTTGGCCCTGCGCCGCGGTCTGGCGCGATTGAGCCTTCTTGGCCAGCAGCAGCTGGCGCGAAGGTCTTTGAAGACAGCGACGTGGCCAACCCGACGCCAGTGGCCGGTGAGCAATCTGGCAACCAGCTGCCTCCGTCGATCACTGAGCGCTATGGATCTTCCGGCGGCAGCGGCCGGTCAACCACCAACCAGGAGCTTGAATAGTGGCAGCCCCCTTCTGGCAGGCCGGCAACCTCTATCTCCCGGGCGATCTGGTTCAGCCGATCACCCAGCCGGCGCCGAACAATCCCCAGGTGGCCAACGGCTACTTTGAGGCGGGCGCGACCGGCTGGACGTTCTCCGGAAATGCTGCGCTGTCCAACACCGGTGGTTATGGCAGCGCCAGGTGCGTGGTGCTGCCCGGCAACAAGCCCGACGGCGTGGCACTGAACAACACGCAGTTGGTGGTTCCGGTCGGGGGCCAACTGACTGCCAACTCGATGATCCAGCAGGGCGCGTCAGTTGCGGGAGCAACGGCCGGCTGGACCGAGATCCGCTGGTACGACGCGCTTAATACGCTGCTGCAGACCGACAAGGGCAACGTTGTCGACAGCGGGTCAAATGGCGCGTGGCATCAGTCCACCGTCACCGCGACGGCGCCGGCTTCGGCAGCCTACGCGCGCGCGGCCATCCATCTGACCTCGGTGGCCGATCACAACCACGAGATCTTCGGCGACAACCTGGTAGTCAGCGGAGCCAGCGCTGGGCTGCCCAACGGCCTCGTCTACAAGGCCGTGCAGACGGACTCAGGGCTTTCCGGCAGCAGCGAGCCCGCGTGGCCTGGCATTCTCGGGCAGCAGGTGGTCGACAACGAGGTGATCTGGGAGGCGGTCACCACGAGCCGCGTCACGTGGACGGCCTCGCCGCGGTACGTCAGCGGAGCGACCGAGCCCGTTTGGCCGACCGATATCGGCGCAATGGTTCAGGACAACACGATCAACTGGAAGGCAATCTCTCGCCGGGTCGAAGATGAGAAGTGCCCGAACAGCAAGGTGGTGGCGATCGTTGCCAGCAAGGTGTTTGCGGCGGACAAGGACATCGTGAAGTTCAGCGCCACGGCCAACCCGCTCGACTGGTCGACCGCTGATGACGCGGGCTATTTGCCGACCGGCCTGCAGCAGGCCAACGCCAACGATATGGCGGTGCTGCAGCAGTACCGGTCGAACCTTGTCGCGCTCAATGCAAGCAGCTTCCAAAACTGGCAGGTTGACCCCGATCCTGCCGCCATGGCGATCCTCGACCAGATGGATGGCATCGGCTCGGTGTGGCCGCGCGCCGCTGTCGCTGTGTCCAATGACCTGTTCTATCTAGCTGCGCTCGGCGTGCGAACTGTTGGCATCGCCAATGCTGCGGAGAACCTGGCAGCTGGCGATGTGGGCGCGCCGATCGATGACCTTGTGCGCACCGCGCTGAGGGTTGCCGGCGGCAACAGCTCGAAAGTGATCGGTACCTACTATCCGGGCGCGGGTCAATACTGGCTCGCCTTCAGCGACTACCCGCAGACGCCGCTCTCGTTGTCCGGCAGCATCGGCGATGTCTACATGAACACCGCCGTCAATGCACGCTACGTAGCCGTCGGCGGCGTGCCGCCCTATCTGTTCGAGATCTCGGCGGGCTCGTTGCCCACTGGCATCAGCATGGACCCTGCAACGGGCATCCTCAGTGGCGTGTTCACGCAGAAAGGGACGTTTACCTGGACGGTCAAGGTTACCGACGCGCTGGGCGACTCGGTTCTGCTCAACGACCAGACCTTTGTCTGCAATCTGCTCTGGAACTTCACCACGTGGCAGCCGAGCGCCGGCTACACATCGCCGTTTGGCGTTGGCCAGGTGTTCTGGTCACCGTTCTGGGCTCGCTATGTGTCTCTGACCGGGCCAGGCAGGAAGATCAGCGTCGACGGTTTCACCTGGACGCAGGCCGGCACTGGCGACTTCTTCAACGGGGCCGAAAACCCCGCAACCCATGTGATGGCGCTGGCCACCGGCAATGCCATTTACTCGTCCGGCGACGGCGGGACAACCATCACATTGCGCTCCAACAACGTGATGGACAACGGCAGCCTGCAGTTCGTCAACAACGGGTTCCTGGCCATCTCTGGAGGCAGCGTTGTCAGTGGCAGTGCCAATGCAACCACATGGACGTATGGCCCGAGCTTCAGCGCACTCGTTGGCACCGGGCCAGAGTTTGCCTATATGACCCACCTCGGGAAGTACGTCTTTATCTCTGGTGACGATGGGCGTGTAGCGGTATCGACATACGACGTCGGACCCTATGCAGCCTCACCGCAGATTCCAGCGTGGGGCGGCACCAAGGCGATCGGCCTCACCTACGTCCCGCGACTGCAGAAGCTTTTCATCTGGCGCAACGATGGGGTGATCCTGGAAACAGGAGATCTGCTCTCGTTCACTACACGACTCAACGCACCGGGCCTATCGATCAGCAGCCTGATCGACATCCCTGAGATGAACGCGCTGATTGCGGTGGGCAGCGGCGCCCAGCCGAGCACGCGCGTGAGCACTGATGGGGGTGTGACCTGGACAGGCTACACCGGCCTCAACTCTTACCGAATTCTGGCGTGGTCCGCGCCGTTGAAGCGCTTGGTCGCGGTTGGCCAGAACCAAGCCAGCTACGCGGCGGCAGCCTGCGAGCCATGACAGGGGCACAGAATCCATGACCACCAGCACCGTCTACGTCTACACCATGCGCGGCACCGGCAAGCAGGGCGCGTGGAGCCGCTACTTGTTCCCGTTCTCCGTGGATGCCTTCGCGCAGTTGGGGAATGATCTCTACATCCGGCACGGCGACGAGATCAGCAAGGTTTCCGAGTACGCCGTCGGTGATGACGTTGGCGGTTCCACCATTCTGTTCGGCGGCACAGTGCAGTGGCCGTGGCTGGATTTCGGGACGCCCGGAGTGACCAAGATGATGGAGGGGTTCGACATCGTGAGCCAGGGCGTGCCCAGCATCAGCATCGGCTACGACCAGCGCAATCTGGCCGCTTTCACGGATGCCTATGAGGTCGACGCGGACACGCTGCCGGGTGGAGTGATCCCGTTCCCACTGTCGGCGCCGACCTTCAGCCTGCGCGTCGACTTCGCGCCGGGGCAGAAGTGGGCGCTGACGCAGGCGTCCCTGAGCTTCTTCGACCTCGGAAATGGGCCATGACCGTCACCACTTCCGCGCAGGTGCTCGTGGAGGACATCGCCTACCTGGCGCGCCGCATGCGCCCGGACGAGATCGAGCAGGATCTGGCCATGACCGGGCTGACCGAGTACGACCCGGAACAGGCGATCATCAAGATGGCCGCTGTGCACGGCCCGAAGTTCGTCATCCTGGCCGACAACGTGCCGGTGGTTGCCGGCGGTTTCTGGCAGGTCCGTCCGGGGGTCTGGGAGGGCTGGCAGCTGGGCACGATGGAAGGCTGGGGGGCACATTGGCGCACGATTACCAAGGTGACGCGCAGGCTCAACGACCAGATGCTGGCGCAGCCCGACGTGCATCGCCTGCAGCTCTACGGCTTGGCCGGCCGCGACAAGACCTTCGAGTGGTACGAGCGCTCGCTTGGCTACCGCCGTGAGGCAACCTTGAGCCGCTACTGCGCCAACGGCGCCGATGCGGTCCTGTTCGCACGCACCAAGGAGGCTGCCTGATGGCTGGCGGCGGCAATATCGGCAAGGGCAACTGGGCAGACCCGACGGGCCTGGTCCAGAAATCGGGCGCGGGCAAGTTCCTCGACCCGTTGGGCCTGACCAAGACGGCGAAGCAGGGCGAGTCGGCGGCGGACGTCGCCGCGCGGCTCGAAATGGAACGTCAGGAGCGCATCCGCGAATCTCAGGGCAGGATCAACGCCGCGTTCGACAATCCCAGGCGAGCTCGGGACATCGCGGATTTCGTCTCCGCGACCCGGACCAAGCTGATGGACGATCTCAACCGGCAGAACGTGGACGCGCAGCGGGAGCTGAAGTTCTCGCTGGCTCGCGGCGGCCTGTCGGGCGGAAGCGTCAATGTGGACCAGAACAGGCGTTTGTCAGACGACTACAACCGCGGCGCGCTGGGCGTCGAGAGCCGCGCGCAAGGTGCTGGAGCACAGCTGGAGGCTGCCGACCAAGACCAGCGCGCACGCCTGATCCAGCTCGCAACGTCGGGCTTGGACGCGACCACTGGCGCGCAGCAGGCAGCAGCAGGCCTGCGCTCCAACCTGGAAGCGGCGCGATCGACGGCATTCGGTGAAGACCTGGCGGACCAGTTCGGCGGTATAGGTGCGTTCGTCAAACAGCGCAGGGACGAAGCGAACCGGCGCGAGGCAACGCGGGTGTCGCAGGTAAATCTGTATGGCGGCGGTTACGGGGGCTACGGAGGCTAATCATGGGTCAGTTCATTCCAATCGCACTGGCCGTGGCCGGCACCGCCATGCAGCAGGCAGAGACGGAGCGCGTTGCGCGCAAGCAGGACGACGCCACCGCGCAGAGCCTGTTGAACCAGTCTCGCCGGCAGCAGGAGGCGGATTCCAAGGTCAACGAGCAGATCGCGCAGACCGAGCAAAGTACCGCAGCCGATGAGCGCGAGCAGTCACTTGCACAGTTCACTCAGCAGCTGAATCGCTCGCGGAAGCAGGCGGTCGCGGGCCTCGATTCACCCTTCGGCGGCCAGGCGTTCCAAGCCGGCAACACCGAAGCGAGGGCAGGGGCGGACTCGGCAGCGGCCCGCACGGCGGGGCTGATGGCACGCATCGAAGCGCCGCGCCTGCAGCGCCAAGGCGAAGCGTTTGACTACGGCCGCTTGGCGACCGACATCGACGGTCTCTCGCGTGAAGCGGCTGGCCAGAGCTTCATCGACCAGATGCGCCTCCGCAACATCCGGCGTCGCCCCGGGGCAGATCTCCTCTCGGGTGGCTTGATGGCCGCCGGCGGTGCAATGGGCGGGGGCACGATGGCCGGCGCTACGCCAGCATCGGCCAGCTTCGGCAACAACCTCGATGCCCTCTACGAGCAACCCGGCGCGCGCCCGCGCTACGGCTACGGCATCCCGCGCGGCAGCATTCTGGGGAACTGACATGGCAAACGGATACATGCGCGCTGGTGCGGCACTCGGTGAGGCGATCGCCGGCAATGGCCGATCGGCCTACAACGACCAGCTCGGGACCGAGTACAAGCTCGCATACGCGCTGGAGCAGGCTCGCCAAGCCCGCAATGCACGCGTCTTGGGCGACCAGAACGTGGCATCGCGTCAGGGCCTTACTGCGGATCTTGTCGGCCGGGCTCGATCCGGCGACGTAGGTGCACTCAACGAGTTGACCGCGCTGGGGCTCACCTCCAACGAAAAGGTGGACCTGGGTACGCTGGGCCAGTCGCAGGACTTCGCAATGCGCCAAGCGGTGTATGACCGCGCGACGCTGGGTGACCTTGCTGGTGCCGGCGCTGCATCGCTCGGCCTCACTACCAAGCCGCTGGAGATGACCAAGATCTCCGGCGATGTCGCTTTCAATCCCTACGCCCAGCCGAACCAGAACCTCAATGTCACGCCGCTTGGTGAGGCGTCGATCGGGCAGCGCAATGCGTCCGCCGCGTCCAGCTATGCGACCGCAGCGCGTACCCGGCAGGCCATGGGGTTGGATGCCGCCAAGTATGCAGATCAGCGCAACGGCGGAACGCTCGGTGATCCGCCGCGTGGATCTGCCAAGCCTCCCAGCGCCTCGGAAATGAAGGCGCAGCAGGCCAATGCGACCAAGACTGCACAGCTTGGTAACGTCAATCGTGGTCTTGCCCGAATCGAGTCAGCCCTCGGCAACCTGGGGGGCGCGTTCGTGGACACCGGGCCGGTTGACCAGTACTTGGTGCGAAACACTGAGGCCGGCCAAGAGCTGGACGCGGCGGTTGGCGCGATCCAGAACTCGATGCTCGCCCTGACCCGGGTTCCCGGCGTCGGCTCGCAGTCGGATTTGGAGGCGAGGATCGCTGCGCTGCAGTACCCGTCGCTGTCCAATGCGCCGGGGGTCAATGCGCGGACCCTGAAGCAGCTGAAGGACTTTGTGCAGGAGTTGCAGGGGATGAGTGCCGATGCATCTGGCACGTTGGGTGATGCACCTCCGCCGGCAGCTCCGCGCGGTCCGGGCCTTCCAGCAACTGGCGGCCCCGCACCTGGCGCCGTGCGCAATGGCTACCGCTTCCGCGGCGGGAACCCCGCCGATCGTAATGCGTGGGAGAAGATCTGATGGCTGGCCCGTTGCCCTGGGAGGAGTATCAGCAGCTGCAGGCCAAGCCCAGTCCGCGCGTTCCGCAGCCTGCGGAGGAGGTGGGGCCTTGGACGGAGTACCAGGACATCCCGACGCTCGGCACGGTCCAGGCATTGCCGCCTGACTTCTCCGGGGTGGAGGCCACCGTCGACAGCACGGCAGATGGCAGGCAGACCGACGGCTGGAGGGCGGGCATTCCTCGCGATCTGGCTTTCGGTGCGCGCTCGGTGCTGCAGGGCATTGGCAGCCTGCTTGGCGCGGTCGGCGGCGACGCCCTCGGCGCGCTGGAGACCAAGGTCACCGGCCGGCCTGTGGCCAGCTTCCGCGACAACGCCGCAGTGCTTGGCGACACGCTAGGGCTGCCGAAGGCGCAGACTGCTGGCGATCGCGTGCTTGGCGACGTTGGCGAGGCGCTGACTGGTACCGGCCTCACGCTGGGCGGAGGGGCAGCGCTGACCGCTGGCCGCCCCGTGGCGTCCCTGGCCCCTACGTTGGGCGAGAGGGCGGGAGCGTTCCTCACCGCACAGCCTGCGCTGCAGGTGGCCAGCACCCTTGGCGGCTCTGCCGCTGCGAGCGGTACGCGCGAAGCCGGTGGTGGTGCTGGCGCGCAGATCCTTGCCGGCCTCGCCGGCGGTCTCGCCCCAGGCGCAATCCCGAGGCTTCCGACAAGTGGTGCGGTGTCTGCCGGTGCCCAGAACCTGACGCGCCGCGCCCTCCGTGGCAGTGACCCCGAACAGGTCCGGCAGACGCTCGGCGAATTTGCCGAGGCAGGCGTGCAGCCGAGCATGGGGCAGGCTACGGGCAATCGCGTCCTGCAGGCAACCGAAACGCTGCTGGGTAGCGTTCCCGGCTCCGCTGGTGTAATCGACCGATTTGCGCAGCGGCAGGCCGGCCAGTTCGGTAACCGCATCGATGAGATCGCGTCTTCGCTGGCGCCGGGTGGCCAAGCCGTTGACCCAGAAATGGCGGGCCTCGCGATCCGGAGGGGCATCGAGGGGCCGGGCGGCTTCAAAGAGCTGTCGAGGGCCGAAAGCAATGCGCTGTATCGCCAGCTGGACGAGCTCGTTCCGCAGGACTCGCGCGTCAGCATCTCCAACGCCCAGAGTGCTTTGGCCGAGCTCAACGAAGCGATCGCCGGCGCGCCCAACGTGTCACGCAACTTCATGAACGCCCGAATCGGCAGTATCGAGAACGATCTGCTGAGCGATACACAGGGCATCCAAGCGTTGCTGACACAGCCGGGGATGCAGGAACAGGCTGATGCCTACCGCGCGTACCTGCAGGCGCAGGCACGATCGGTCGAGATGGACAACGCTCGCCGCAAGTCGCTCGGCATGACCGTGATGGAGCCAGTTCCGACTGCGGACCAGATCGAGCAGAACGTCATGGCCACCCTGGGCAACATGACCGACAACCGGCTCCCATATGAGGCGCTGCAGAAGCTGCGGTCTCTTGTCGGTCGCGAGATCGACAACGCCAACTTCGGCAGCGACGTGCCACGCAGCATGTGGCGCCCGGTGTATGCGGCGCTGAGCAGGGACATGGAGGAGGCCGTGAAGGCCACCGGCAACCCGAAGGCGGCGGAGGCACTGACGAACGCCAACCAGTACCACTCGCGCTACGTGGACCAGCTGGAGAACATCGACAACATCATCGGCAAGAAGGATGGCGAGGCGGCGTACCTTGCGGCCGTCAGCGGCGCGAAAGATGGCCCGACGCGCATCCGGTCGATCATGCAGACGCTGCCCGAGAACGAAAAGAAGATGGTCACCTCGGCCTTCATCCGGCGCATGGGTCGCGCCGTGGGTAGCCAGCAGACCGACGAGGGAGACGTGTTCTCGATGAACACCTTCCTGACCAATTGGGCGAACACCAGCCCGGAGGCTCGCAAGGTGCTGTTCGGCAGCTACGGGCCCGAGTTCACCAGGAACATGGAGACGATCGCCAAGGCCACCTCGCGCATCAGGGAAGGGTCCAAGGTATTCTCGAACCCATCTGGTACTGGCGGGCGAGCAGCCCTCATTGGTCAGGTCGCCGGCACGGCAAGCACTGCCGGGGCGCTGACGGCCACTGGTAACCCTGGCTTGGCGTTCATCACTGTTGCCTCTTCCGGATTGGGGGCCGCAGGCGCCAACGTCATCAGCCGGATCATGACCAGCCCCAAGTATGTGAACTGGCTTGCGAGGACAACCGAGAAGCCCCATGGCGAGTTGCTCGCCCAGCTTCAGGTTCTCCGCGGGATCGCAGAACGATCGCGCGATCCAGAGGTGGTTGAGCTAGCTGACGCGGTGGAACAGCAGGTCAGCGGAGAACAGACACCAGAACAAACACCAGGCCCACCGCTGCTGCGATAAGCAGCGTTGCGGCCAGCGCCATCTTCGGCAACGGGCTGGCGCTGTTCTTCGCCAGCTCAGCGTCGATACGCTCCTCCTCGATTTCCTTCCAGGTCTTCGGGATGCCGTACTCGGTCTTCTTCCAGTCGGTCATGGCTGTGTCTCGCTGTGCCGTTGAAGCATCAGGGCAGGGTGGCAGTGTGGTGGCTCGGATCAATCAACTACGGTGAAGCGAATGCAACGTTTGAATGTCGAGGCTATCGTTCTCGCGCCCCGCGGCATGTACTTCGACGGCGCGCACATCCAGGAGGACGAGTTCCTGGTGAAGCTCAACAAGGACATCTACATCAAGTTCCGTCGGTTGGATTCAAGCCCAGAAAGCTTTTCAGCAGTGGAAGTGCTTGATGCCAGTTCTCTAGGCCCGCATCAACCATCTTCAGCGCAAGGTGTTTGGTGGCTTCGCCAGGCAGCTCGCGAAGCTGATCGAGGTATCGCTTCTTATCAGGCTTCGATAGATCGGATGCCCTGATCCTCTGAGCTACAAGCTCCTTGATAGAATCCTCATGGATCTTGATCGTCACCACGCCGAGGATCGCCCCAAGGCCTCCATCGTCTTGAATGAAATCGAGTCCCTTGTGGGTGATGCTCGCCTTCTCTACATAGTGGCCGAGCTGTTTGGGCCCTGAATACTCAGCCCGTACCAAGCCGTGATCTTCAAGATAGGAGACATTGGAGGTCACCTTGTGCGGCTCGACTACACCATAGAGCGCTTCCGCTGCCACCGTCTCCGGGTAGTCCTCGGCCAGTGTTTCCAGAATTTGCCGCTGCGCCTCGCGGTCCAGCTTGGATCGCCATCCTTGGTCGTCGCTCATTACTTAGCCTTCTTGTTCTTGCCGGCCGTTGGAGGAACACCATCATTTGAAGTGAGCTGGTCTAGTTCTGTCCGAACGTAAGTAATCAGCTGACTGAGTTCGGATAGTTCTGCCATCACCCTTTGATGTTCTTCGCTCCCTTGGCCAGCTTCGTTGGCGTAGGTCAGCATCTTGTTGGCCTGGTCCGAAAGAGCCTTCAGCTGCTTCTCCAAACTGTCGATCAACGCACTCTTGGCTGACTCCAACGCATAGAAAGGGTCATTTGCAAACTCAACCTGGCCATTGTCACTAGCCACCAGCTCTTCGCCCCTGGCTTTGCGCACTAGGCGTCTACCTGGTGGCTTTGAGGTTGGCAATGGTTCCTTCATGCCCATGCCCTTGAACATGATGTTCTTAATGATGTCTTCGACGGGAACTCCGCTCAGCCTTGAAGCCTGATCGATACCCGAGTACTCATCGTCGGACAAAGAGATGGAGGCGAACTTTTCGCCATCTGGGCCGTAGAAGTCGATGACCTGAATGTTGGCGCCGTCTCTCAGGTGCTCAAGAGGGGTCGCGAGGACCTTTGCCATCTTCACTAGCACGCCGGGGCGCGGCATCGCTGTGCCGCGCTCATAGCGCGCGACTTGGGTATGACTGATGCCAAGCGCTTCAGACAACTCGCGCTGCGTCATCCCGATCACACCTCGGGCCTCCCTTAGTCGGGTAGCGAATTCTTCGTAGGGAGGATGGTCTTGCTTACTCATAGCGGGAGGATAGACGGTCGGCAACAGAACGCCAAAATTCGCTTGACAAAGGTTCCAAAAGGTTCCAATACTCTCCACAACGACTAGTTCGCAGGAGGTTGATGCAGTGCGAATCGATCCGTTGACGCTTATCCCGCGTCTGTGAAAGTGGCTCCACGAACCAGGAGGAGGATCCAATGAGCAATAACAAGACCGCAACAAAGGAGCAGGTGGTCCTGCGACTTCCGGCCGACATCCACACTTGGCTGAAGTCGAAGGCAAGCCAAGCTGACCGCAGCTTCAACTACGTCGCGGTGAAGGCGCTGGAGCACGTGAAGGAGCAAGAGGATAGGAGGGCTGCTGCATGAGCCAGATCATCCCCATTCAGGACGCCCGCATCGGCGGCAATGTAGTGCAGTCGGTGAACGCGCGCGCATTGCACGCCTTCTTGGAGGTAGGGAAGGACTGCAGCAACTGGATTAAGGCCCAGGTGAAGCGCGCCCGACTGGTGGAACAGCGGGACTTTGAGGTTTTCGCCCTTTTGGGCGAGAACCCCAAGGGAGGCAGGCCGCAGAAGGAGTACGTCTTGTCCATCGAGGCCGCAAAGCACATTTCCATGATGAGCGGTACGGAGCGGGGCCATCAGGCCAGGGAGTACTTCATCGAATGCGAGCGACGGGCGTCGGTGCCAGCTCCAGCGATCAAGGATCCGAAGATCGCCGCACTGGTGGAGGTACTGGTCCGGCAGGATGTAATCGAACAGGAGCAGGCCCGCCAGTCGGTCGAGATGGCTCGCCTGCAGGAGGATCTGGCGGTAGTCGAAGCGCGGACACAGCCGGAGAACAAGCACTTCACGGTTCTTGGCTACGCCAATCTGGTCGGCGTCTCTGTGGACATCAAGGCCGCATCGGCCCTAGGCCGGCGTTGTGCATCTCTCTCTCGCGAGAGAGGGCTGATGATCGGCGATGTCACCGACCCCCGCTTCGGCAAGGTCCACACCTATCACGAGTCTGTGCTGGAAGTGGTGATGCAGGAGGCAGCGTGAACGAGTCAATCGGGTATGTCTACTGCATCAAGAACGAAACGACCAATGCCTGCAAGATTGGTTGGGCCTTCGACCCGGAAGAGAGGGTTAAGTCGTTCCGAACTGGAAGTGATGGCAGGCTGATTCTTGTTGGATCGTTCCCTGGCAGCCGGTCCCACGAAGCGGCTGCCCACGCAGAGCTTTCTGGGCGCCGAATCCGTGGTGAGTGGTTCGATAACGAGGGGGGCGAGACGGAAGAATGGTTTAGCCGCTTGCAAGACGATCCGGTCTTGCGCGAGGGGCTTCTACGCCAAAGAACGGGTGGCGCTGATCGACATCAGGTTCGCCCATTCCCCCTGAGATTGCGAACTGAGCTGCGTGGGAAGCTAGAGCATGCTGCTTCAGAATCGGGCCGGTCCGTTAATGCTGAAGCAGCGAGGCGGATTGAACTTAGCTTTTCCGCCTCGCTTGGGTTCGACAACGCAACAGCCGAGCGACTGATCGAGGCGCTGCAGGCCTATGTTGCGAAGACCTGACGCCTAAGAAGTTTCCCAATTTTGGTGAGGGTAGGTGGTCGTGTATGTTGGTTCTGTGGGGAGCGTTCTTCGATTCCCCCAATCTCAAAAGGAGAAGCCCCAGGGCGGCAACCCCGGGGCTTCAGTTGGAAACATCTGGAGGAGGCTTCCATGCAGCAGGCTACAGGACAGGCATTGTCTGTCAACTTTCCGGCGCACCACGGCGTTTGCGACTGCTGCCAGAGGGCTGCGTCGTGGCACCGGCGCGAGGCAATCCGTGGCGAGAGGGCGACGCCGGCTGGCACGTTCCGCTACCAGATCTGCTTCGAGTGCTTGAACGACATCGAGGCGCTTCCTGAGGAGCAGCGGGAGGCGTGCTACTTGTTCGCGCTGGTCCGCCATGCCAGGAGTTATTCGGAAGAGTTCGGCGAGTTTCTGGCAGCGTGGTTCGGCGTTGAACTTGAGCAGGCGGCGAAGCGCGCCGCGTAGGGTTGGGCCGGTTGCCAAGTTCTCGTCTTCGAACTATCCGATACGAGTGGCCTTCCCCTCGGCCTTAAGTAGTTCGAACTCGGGCTTGCTCAATAGCTTATGGTTGGGGAAATTGTGGTACACCAGCACGGAATCGGCCTCTGCAACTCGGTGCTGCCCGTCCGGGATTCCGTACCCGGCATTCGTGAACTGGTAGATGCTTTCTCTGATGCCCATGCGGCGTTTCCTTACTATCTTTTTGGTAGCCTCGGCCAATCCGGGGCCTAGCCAGATGGTAGCACCGGCCGACAGGCGGCCGGGCTGCGGTTTCACTTGCGCCCGATGAGGCGTCAAACGTGATCCCGTTCAGGCTGCGGACGAGGGCGGCCTAGATGATTTTCGCCTCTCCTCCTGCGATCAATTGCACATAGAGAGCGAACTCATGGGCGCCGATCCGCGGGGCTTCCTGAACCTCGTCGCCATCCTCAGTGAATATGCGGGTGGCTTCTCCTTCGAAGTTACCTATGAACCTAAGGCCATTGTCAGTGAACACGACGATGGTTCCGGGGCCGGCATTGTGCGGAGGAACAGAGGTCGCCTTGATTGCGTCGAGAAAGCGGATTTGCACTCGACCTTGCTTGCGTAGAAGCAGCAAGTACTCATTCGGCAAATTGACGATCAAGCCGCGTCTATTACCTGTCAGAAGCAGGAATGCGCTGTCTCCCACGCTAAGGAGCCAACTGCCTTGCATCTGCACGAGGCTACCGGCTAGGACCTCGGCGCCTTGGACTACTTCGAAGTTGTGCGCGCTGAACATCACCATCTCCTTGGTGGCCCCGGCCAATCCAGGGCCCAGGGCATCGTAGCACCGTCCGTTGAAGCCCCGGCCCAGCCCGGCAGCATGGCCCCAACACACAGGGGGGCGGCGGTATGGCGCAAATCACAGCACAGGAGGCCGGCGGCCAGAACGTCGTGGCGTTCTTGGACATGCTGGCTTGGTCCGAAGGGACCGACAACGGGCGCCAGCCCACGAAGAACCACGGCTATGACGTGCTGGTTGGCGGCGGCCTGTTCGCCGACCTCAGCAAGCACCCGGCCAAGCTGGTCCGGCTGAACCCGAAGCTGGCATCCACGGCGGCAGGCCGGTACCAGTTCCTGTCGAGGACGTGGGGTGTGCTGCAGAAGCAGCTGGGCCTGCCCAACTTCGGGCCGCTGAGCCAGGACAAGGCGTGCATTGAACTGATCCGGGGGCGGCGCGCGCTGGACGCGGTCAAGGCTGGCCAGTTTGATCGCGCTGTGGCGCTCTGCTCGAAGGAGTGGGCCAGCCTGCCTGGCGCCGGCTATGGCCAGCACGAGCAGAGCCTGGAAAAGCTCCGCTCGGTGTTCCAGAAGGCTGGCGGCAAGGTAGGCGGGGCCGCATGACCATGGAAGCCCAGCCGAGCCAGGACGGCCGCACCCGTATTTCGCTTGGCCCGGTCGAAAAATGGATCGTGGGCGCCTTCGCCAGCTTCATGGTCGCCGGCGGCTACTGGCTGATCAGTTCGATGCAGGCGGTACTGACCCAGCAGCAGGTCACGAACCAGCAGATGGCCACCGTGCAGCAGCAGCTGCAGACCTTCAACACGCAGCTGGCGGACGTGCCGGCGCTGAAGCTCGAACTGGCCAAGCAGGCCGTGCAGGTGGAGCAGAACAAGCAGGACATCCGCGAGCTGAAGCAGCTCAGGGGGCTGAAGTGAAGGACCGATTCAACTGGCAGGGCGTAGCCGGCCGCGCCAGCACGTGGCTGGCCACCCTCGCCGCCGCTGCAGCTGCTGCGCTCGGCGCCTATGCCCTGATGCCGGAGCGGGCGCAGAACCTGTTTCCCGAGTGGGGCCTGATCGTGCTGGGCGGCTTGGCCGTCGGCGGCGCCTTCCTGGTCCCGGTGGCCACCAGCTTCAAGCAGAAGCCCAAGGCGTCTCGCCATGCTGATACCTGACCCGATCCGCCCCTATGTGGGCCTGATCCGCGTTGCTCTGTGGGTGGGGCTGGCCGGCGGCCTGTTCGTCGCAGGCTGCAACCACGGCAAGGATCGGCAGGCGGAAAAGAACCAGGTCGAGATGGCCGGCGCGGCCAAGCAGACGGATGCAGCACGCGCTGAGGCTGCCGAGAACCTGCGCGCGGCCAACGCCTGCGGGCAGCTGCTGCAGGACGTAAACCGGCAGACCCAGGCGTCGATCGATGAGGCAGCACGGCAGAAGGCCGCCGCGGCTGCCGCTGCAGATCGCGCCCAAGCAGCAGCGGCCGAGAGCCAGCGCCGGGCCAGTGCCGCCGAGAAGGCGCTGCAGGCCGCCAAGACCACACCGGTATGCCGGTCACAACTGGAGATGGCCCTGTGCGATTCCATTCCTTTGCTCTGATCCTGCTGCTGCCTCTGTGCGGCTTCGGCACATGCTCGAAGAAGCCAGAGCGGCCGAACCTGCCGGATAAGGTCTACGTGCCGGTGGAGAAGCTGGTGCCCGTCGACTCGCGCCTGACCAAGCCATGCCCAGCCAAGCGCGCCGAGTCGCGCACGGTCGAGGCAGTGGTGGCTGCGTACAACGCCAACCTGATCGTCCTGCAGGACTGCGACACACGCATGGGCGAGATCCGTGCACTGGGGCGGTAATGACCAAGCGTCGCGTCCCGCTCCACCAGAATCCCCGCGGCTTCGTTGAGGTCGACCCGGAGGCGACGAAGGGCGCGCAGCTTGGCGTCAACCTGCTTGATGAGCAGGGCCGGCTGCTGACCCGTGAGAGCCTGGCCGGCAATAGTTCCGGGGGGACGAACAGCATCGCGTCCACGCTCTGGCGCCTGATCCGCGAAATTCCACTGAACATCCAGAAGGTGGCCGCGTTGGCCACATCCGGCTTCGCGGTGCGCCGCAGCGATGGCGAGTGGTTGACCCGAACGCTCCAGCAGGGCGCAGGGATAACGATCAGCAATCCCGCTGGTGAAGCCGGCGACCCAGTAATCGGCCTGGCCGACGTGCCCGACAGCGGCGCCGGCTTCCTGTTGGCAACGACCTTCGATGCCAAGGGCAGAAAGACCGGCAGCCGGCCGGCCACCATCACCGGCACGGCCACCCAGATCAACGTGGCCAATGGGACGGCGGCAGCTGGCCTGCCGACGCTATCGCTGGCGCCAGAAGTTTTGGCTGCACTGGCAGAGGCCACAAGCGCACTGCAGCCCTCGGACGTTACCGGCCCGAGCAGCGTCAAGGTGACGCCGAACGGTTCGGGCGGCATCATCCTGCAGCTGGACAACGACCAGGCATCCCCGGCAGCGCTGACGGAGTACGGCACCAATTCGGCAGGGACACGCGGTTGGTGGCGACCAGCTCTGTTTGAGTCAACGGGCGTCATCAACGGCGGCGCGCTGTCTATCAACGCGGGGGATAACACTCGCTTCGATATGGCGCAGGCGGTGATCGGATACGTCGACTGGAGCGTTACCCCGACCCAGCCGACCCGGGTTCTTTCCACGGTCGGACCTTTCACTGCTCAGGTCGTGACCAATATCGCCACGGCCAATGCGACCTATGTCGGCATCCAGATGCCGGCCGGGACGATCATCCAGCAAACCAGCCCCTTCACGAACGCCCAGCGGAGAACGATTGCCCAGATTGGCGCGCTGGTGCATAGCAACAACGTCAACCTCAACGCGATCAACGATCAAGCTGCGACCATCCGAGCTGGCGTGAATCAGGTTGGCGACCTGATGATGGCCATCGGCGCCATGAACCTCGCGGGCAACATCTACAGCGCGAACGGCGCCAACCTCAACATCAACAAGTCTGCGGGTTCCATCTTCAAGATGGGCGCCAACTTCCAGGCCAGCCACCTCGACCCGCATGTGGTCAGCATGGGCGCACAGACCGCGCTCACCTTCCGCTACCGGTTGAGCAACGGAACCGAGGGTGCAGATACAACCAACATCAACCCGAACCAGTACGAGAGCGCTCCTGGCGTCCTGACCAACATCCCGATTCTGGGCAACCAATGGCACGTCCAGCGGATCAGCATATTCCAGTCCGGGCTGAGCAGGATCCAATACGGCCAGCAACTCTATGGCAGCTTGGCCGCAGCCATCCAAGGCATCACCACAGACTCGTTCAATACGGAGCAGAACATTGCCGAGAACGGCATTTTGCGCTGCTATCTGGTCATCAACCGGGGGCTATTGGGCCTGCTCGGCAGCGCGACCTTCGTCAACGTCAGCAAATTCGGCGCGACCCAGGCCGGCGGCGGCGTAGTTCCGGTTCACAATGACCTTTCCGGACTTCAGGGCGGTTCATCGGGTGAGCGCTACCACGCAACTGCGGCACAGAGCGCGACCTTGGCAGCCCTGGCAACCTCCGCCCACATTGGTGGATTGGGGATGATCTACAACAGTGGAACCTCCGTGTCCTTCACCAGTGGAACTGCGGCAATTCAATCAACTGGCCTGATTCTGACGTTCCCTTCGACCATCACCAAAAGTGGCTTGTCTCTTGCGGCAAGCACTTGGTATCACTGCCATGGATATTCAAATGCCGGCGTACCGGACGTGGAGATTTCGACAACCGCTCCAGCAGCTGCGTATTTCGGTTCCGCTCGGTCCAAGGCCGGTGACACTTCCAAGAGGTATCTTGGCAGCTTCAGGACAACTGCTGCTGGTCAGATTGCCCAGTTCCAGCACAATCCAGCTACTGGCCGCGTCACTTACCTAGGGGCTCCCTATGTGCTGACCAACGTTCTATCTGCTGGTACTGCGACAGTAAACACAACGATCAGTTGCGCAGGGATGGCGCCGTTGACGGCGATAGAGGTCGATATCCTCATCACCAACGTTGCGACTTCCGGTGAGGTCGTGACCACCTACTCCCTCGCCGCAGATCCTAGCTCCCCATTCGGGTATGCGAACCCCGCCAATGGTGTCTGGATCGCAGGGCACCCAGTGGACGCATCACAGGCATTCATGTATCGATTCGCATCAACACCGAACGGAAGCGTCTATATCGATGCCAAGGCCTACACATTCGCGAGGTAGTGATGTACGCCATTACAGATGAAAGCTATCGAGCGGTGTCCGTAGGATCGCCACTTTGGCCCGGAGAAACGCTGGTCGAGAGCTTGCCCGAAGCGCTTTTGACGAGGGTAAGGCGCGACAAATGCAGGGCCGACAGAGATCGAATCCTGCGGGCAACAGACTGGACGCAGATGGCAGACGCGCCACTGACCCCTGCCAAAAAGCTGGAGTGGGGCGTGTATCGCCAGCTGCTGCGGGATCTGCCGGGAGTAGTTGGATTCCCCAATGTTCCTTGGCCGCAGCCACCCGCGAACACTGATGGCGCTGCGGACGGCATGCCGGGGGCATCCGAGCCCATCCCGGGCTGATCCCATCGCTAGGCAACCGGCTGCAGCAGATCCTCGCGGTTGTTCCGCGGCGTGTTCACCGCGCGGCTGACGCGGTAGGCCTCCATGGCCGGCGTCTCGCTGGCCAGCAGCATGGCCATGGCATCGTCCGGGCTGGCGGCCGTCCACTCGTCGATCTGGCCGGCCTGTAGCCATACCGGCATGCGGTCGTGGATGTCGGCTGATACGCCGCTGCTGTCGCCGGTGATGATGGTGAAGGTGCCGAGGTTGCCGTCGGGTAGGAGCGGGCTGGTGTCCTCCCACAGGCCAGCGGCCAGCAGCGGCCCGGTGGCGTGGATGAACCACGGGTCCTTCTTCTCATCGATCGGGCTGACGGACCACTCGTAGTAGCCGGCCATGGGGATGACGCACCGGCGCTTCTTGAATGCCGACCGGAAGGCCGGCTTGGTGGCCACCGTCTCGATCCGGGCATTGATGGTCGAGCCCTGCAGGCCCTTGGCCTTCGCCCAGAACGGCAGCAGGCCCCAGGCCAGCCGGGTGACCTGCCGGCCTTCGCCGCGGTCCAGGATCACCGACGCCCGCTGCGTGGGTGCGAGGTTGAAACTGGGCTGGATCTCGGCCAGGCCGGGGGCAAGGTCAGCCAGGCCCGGCTGGCCAAAGTCGACAACGGGGAGCTGGACGAATCGGCCGCACATGGCCGGAGCGTAGCCCGGCCGGCCGTGCCCGGGGCGTGTAGGGACGGCCCTACCCAACAGCGCGAGATTGCCCGATGGTGCCAGGCGGGCGGGGCGGGCATTCTGACCCTGCCGGATCCGGGGCCGCAGGCAGCTCAACCCGGAGGCGCTTGAGCAGCGCCACGCCGGCACCGTAGGCCGAACCGTTCAGGCAGGTCGACCTTCCGTTCGCAGGATCTGCGACGGTCGGCCGTATCCTTCCGGCCATGCTTCCCATGCACGGCTATCAAGGTTTCCGCACCGCACCGCCACCCTCCGGCTGGGTCCAGCTGAGGGACATATGGGTGCTGTGGTGGAGTGGCCGGCAGATCGCCCAGGTTTCACCCGCGAAGGAGCGCGGGGTGCGTGTGCACCTCGATGCCCGGAAGATGTGGCAGACCAAGGATGTATGGGCGGCGAGCGTCGACCAGGGCAAGCGCTACGCCGAGCGGTGGTGCGCGGCCAGGCTCTACCCAGAGATGCGGCTGCGCGCCGCTGTGGCTCGGATGGTGGACGGCTCCCCGGGGGAACCTCTACCGCCGCTCCCCGGCCTGCCGCCGACACCCGAACAGCTGCAGCAGGCCCGGCGTCTGGCCGAGGCGGGGGCGAAGGAGCTGGAGCGGGTCAAGGAAGCGCTGGCGCCGATGCGTCCGCCGGCGGAGACGAAGCCAAGGGCGAGGGACCCGCAGAAGACGCGGGTGAGGGCGGCGCTGCTGGACCTACGGCGCGGTGTTTGA